TCACCTATAATACCTCAATATTACTAATAATGGTAATATTTATTAAAAAATAAGGAGCATTTATGTCAATAGACAAAGCTACACCACAGGATTGGGATCAAGCAAGAGATCGTTTGGCTTCCAACAACCAGGTAGGTGGAGATCACTACAATAAGGGAACCAAGATTGAGCCGATAGATTATATTATCGCTAACAATATTGGTTGGTGTTTGGGGAATGTAATTAAACTTGTGACCAGAGATAAGCACGATACAGTTGAAGATCTTATGAAGGCCAAGCATTACATAGATCTGGAACTTGAAAAGGTTTACGGGTTAGATGGTGATGGTAATAAAATACCAGAGGAGCTATTGCAAAAATCCTTATAGGAGCATGGTAATGAACTTATCTGATTTTGAAGATCCGGTTCTTAATGAAAGGAACAACAATACGCCTGTTTATATAAACAGATACATTGCTCGTTCTTTAATTAATGTAGCTGGATTGGAAAATAAAGATCCCCAAGCATTAGCAGAGTATTTTCTACAATTAGGAATACATACTGTTAAACATGACAAGGATCAGAAAGTTAAATTTGATATTGAGAATCTCTAACTAAGATCTTTCAATATATCTTTGATGTTTTTAACAGCATCATTGTTTTTCATGTGTTCATCATTGATGGTTAGTTGGCCTTGTTCTAAGGGTTTAGAAAAAACTACATTTCTGTGGGTTATAGAAACAAATGCAAACAGATCTATCTCGTTATCTTTGTATTTTCTGTGAGCCACTCTTTGACCTTTACGCATATCAAACCGCCAATTCTCCCTGCGTTCTTCTATTTTAGATTGCGTTTTGACCTGGCACTTATACAGCTTTAGGTTATGTTCAAAGATGATGTCTGCGGATGCGTTGTGGGGAACAATCGTTACTGTGTCAGAAACTTGAGAGAGTATTGCTGCTGTGAGATATTCACCAAAACGACCAACTCGTTCCGTTGCTAAAGGCATTTTATTCTTTTGCTTCTTTTATTCTTTGCTCTGTTTCTTGCCTTGTAATATCTGGATAAACTGAAACTAATAACTCTCTAGCTTGAGTTTGATATGTTCTAAAATATTCATCAAATTTTTCTATTTTTTTAGACTTTGGTGTAAATTTATAAGCTGGTAATTTTATAAATTTTTCTATTTTATCTCGCAATCCTAGATACTCTTGTGTTGCTAATAATTGCTCATATTGAACTGGGGTTAATTTAACATCGCCAATTTGCCTCTTTGGCAATGGTGGTATATATCCTAGTTTTACAAATTCATTAAAAGCCACATCATTTTTTATTGCCGAAATATTTATTGGAGAGTATCTGCCGCCTAAGGTTTCTTTATAGGTTTTAATTTCTCCAAATACATTTCTTCTAGCCGGTAAATCTTTGGATGTTTTGAATCCAAATTCACTAAATATTTCTGGTAAACGATTTGCAAACGCATCCGCGGTTGATTGAACATCTCTGATAATTGGATCGTCAGACTTTCTTTCATAATATAAAGCGGTTGGAACAAAACTAGAAAAAAATCTACGAACTGTTCGTTCAGCATATCTATCTGGATCGTTAATCATCTCAATGGTATCGCTTAAACCAGTTAAAAATGATTTGTTGGTGATGTTTTCTGAAAAAGATGCAGCAATCATGGATCCCAATCTTCCATATTCTAAAGTCTCTTCTTCGCTCAACTCTCTTTGTTCTGAAATATATTTTCCAATATCGGCCATATCAGCGGTAACTCCAAACAAAATACCAACAGGCTCAAATCTATTATAAGAATAATATTTATCACCAACTTTAATCGAGTAGGGTTGCCATCCGGTTTCTAACATGACAGATCTTTCCCTTGGATCTGATGGTCCTCTTCCTGTGATTTGATTATTCCATGCGTAATAAAAAACTCCAGCTGATATTGCGGAACCTATTGCTAGTTTTGATTTAGCTAAATCATATTGTTTGCCGCCTTGGGCTTTAGCTTTTTTGTAGGCGGCTGTATATGCTCCAATACCAGGCAATCTTTCAAACGCATACTGCACAATATTAACTGGTGTTCTAATAAATGGAACCATAAATCTAAAAACTGGATACTCTGCAACTGTTCCTTGTACTCCTTTACCAATCTTACCTAAAATTCCTTCATCAAGAGGCTTGGTAAATGTTTGATATCGACCAGCTTCAATTGCGTCTAAGTGAACCTTTGGATCTAACGACTCTGGATTACGCATTAATTCGTACGCTCTTTTTATTCCCTTGCCTTCTTTTTCAGCGGCTCTAAATGCTTGTCCCCACATCTCTTGACGATACCCAATAGATTTAAAGAAAGCATCTTCAGCAACCAAGGCTGTTCCTGGAACTCTTATTAATTTTCCTAGCGGACCAGGTATTGCTTTTTGTCTGCCAAGTTCTAACTTAGTCATTGGATCCACAGCCTCTCCGTCTATGATGGCTTTTCCAGCCGCTCTCACGCCATCTAACGCACCATAAATACTTCCTAGTAGTCTTGCACCTGATTCACCAAAGGTGATTCTGTCGGGCCTTCTTGTAACCGCACCAATAACCGATGCTCCAAAATATTCCAATGGAGTCAATCCAGCAACCAATGTATTAGAAAGTGTATTTACAATGTGCGTTGATGGAGAGGATAACAAAGCATTAATCCAATATTCTTGTATGTAATCAATAAATCTAGGTGTATACATATCTCTTGCAAACTTAGCTACAGCCGCAGGATCATTAAGCATAGACATTTTTCTTGCAATGTCCTGGATGTTTTCAGTTCCACCTTTTAAATTAATATAATCTTGAATTAATTTATCTCTTATTTTTGGATTTTTAGATGCTGCTGGTCCAAATATTTCCCTTGCGGCTCTTAAAGTACGACCTGCTTCAGCCCTGATGCCGGCTATTTGTTCTTGTATTGAGGCTAACCTAGCCATTGCTTGGTCATATTTGAATATATCAATTTGCGTAGCATCTGCACTTTGTGCAAGACGAGATAAATCTTGAGCATCTCTTAATGCCTCATCAAACAAAATATTTGCGGCATATAATTCTTCAGAATTATACGCTTGACCTATTTTTCTTTTTAATAAAGTTTCGTCAGTCAGGTTAAGTGCTCTAGCCAATGCCTCTAAGTTTTCGCCTTTACTTCCAAACTTAACAACTCCTCTTCTTGCATCTTCAAAACCGCCATTATCTTTTGCGATTTTTCTAATCATATCTTTTATATCATCCGGCTCATTAATTTTGTCTAAATTAATATTACCAGCGAACTTATCATCCGGGATACTTTCGCCTGGAGGCGTTTGAGATGGCGGAACCCTTGGTGGTCTTTTGTCAAAACCATAATCTTTTGGAGTGTAGCTAGGTGGCAATTCATCTGCTGGCCTAATTTTAACAAGATCTTCCTCAGACATAGACAAAGATTTTTCTCTTGCCATTGTTTGCTGATAAATCTCATCGGTTTGTCGTTTGGCTATATTTTCTTTTTCGATCCTGTCTACTTCTGCCAATATTTCTGCATCTTGTTCATCTATTTTTTTAAATGCCTGTTCAACATCAGCATCAGACATTCGCAATGGATCATAACCATTTTGTTCTAATTGATCTATTTTTTCTAATTTTCTAGCTTCTGTTTGTTTCCATTGTTCATAAGCTATTGCATCACTTTGATGTATTCTATTTTCTGCTATGGCATCTATAATATCGTCTGATAAATCAGGAACTTCACCCTCATAAACTTCTCTTGGGGGGAAAAATCCATCTTGCTCCATCATCTCTTGAATTTCGTCAAAGTCTTTTGCTCCACCCTTTTTCAGGACCCATGGTGGCAATCTTCCGCTTTTACTATTTAAACCATTAATAAGTTCGGTTGCTCTATAGAAACCAGGATCTATTTTTCTTGTTATATATTGCTGTGCTTTTCTTGTTTTAGGTTCTGTGGTTGGTCTTAAAGATTTTGGCAATATGCCAGGATCAAAGGTTTTTGTAATATCTACTTTAGCTTCCTCTAAAGAGGCATAAGTTTTTATTGGCCTATTTACCTTTTCTTGTTTTAAAAGTTTTGTTGCTTCTGTAATTTCATCTGGTGATAGGTTCCCACCTATCTGTAAATTTTCTAAAGCATCATTAATTTCTTGATCGGTTTTTGCGTCTTTTAAGGTTGCCTCATATTGATTTTCTGCGTTCTTGGTTATTTCAACTTCCTTGCCTTTTATTTTTGCTGTTACTACACCAGTTTCTTCATTGACTTTAAATGGATTTTTTCTTTTAGCTAATCTCTCTGCCTGTTTTTGTGCTTTGGCTTCAGCAACACTCATTGGAGAAACAACATTCGCACCAGCGTACGGGCCTGAAGTTATAGCTTCTGTTTTTACAAGTTGATCTGGAATATCTATTACTTTGTTTTCAGGAACATCAACCGGTTGTATTTCTTGTGCTTGTTTATTGGCTCTTAATTTACCAGCAAATCTAAATAAGCCTTCTACTGGTATTGATATAGCGGCACCCTCAATAGCCATCTTAAATCTTGCAAGAGCTTCGTTATCATCTGGGTCTGCTGCCAAAAACTCTGTAAATTGGTTAGGTATTGTCTCCTGAATAAGATTTGAAAGCCTTTCTTCGTATGGAGAAAAAGCAAATTGTTCCGCAGCCACACCAGCACCTATGACCTTAGATGTTTGCTTGACTATCTCTGGTATGCTTTTGGAAGAAATACCAGCAAGTAAATTTGCACCCTTTGTTACCGCTCCATATGCCCCCATGTATTGACCAAGATCTTGAGCAAATTCTCCAACTGGAACATCTTTAAAACCAAGAGGTATTTCCTTTTTACCAACTGTTACATCAGGCAATCCGATGTCAAGAGTAGATTTTGGCCTCATTGATTCCGGGGCAGCAATCATGTTAGAAGCTATTTCATATCCAGTTGGTTTTTCTAATGCTTTGTTTAGCACATCAAGAGCAGAAGCATCGCCATCTTTTATAGCCTTACCGATAGCCGCTCCAATGTTTGTTGGGGATATTTTTTCGTAAAAGGCTTTATTGCTTAAAACACCTGCCGCTACATTTCTAGCACCGCCAACAACAATGTTAAACATTTCCTTAGTAATACTAAAATCGTCTTTTTTTTCTTCGGTAACTGGAATAGCACCAGCGTATGGATCTTGAGTTACGGGAACTGAACCAGCATAAGGATCTGCTGTTACTTGTGTTGCTCCTGCGTATGGATTGGTTTGATTTGTTTCTGCCATTTCATTTTACTGGACTGTGTATGTGTTCCCATCTGTGCCTTTGAATTGATCTCCGGATTTTAACCCAGCCGCTATTGCATCTGCGGTAGATGAAAAAGTTTGTAACTGCCCTGATCCACCACCTATATTAGCTTCTCTTATAGCTTGTGCAGTAATATCTTCAATCATCATTGTTGCTGGATCTGCTTTCCTGGAAACTTGCAATATTCTTTCGTCCTCTTTGGTTAATACATAGTTTGGATCTGCGGCAACTTTTTTCATTATGTCTGCAACATACTCTGACATTGTTTTTGGTTTTTCAGGTTTGACAACTCCAGGCAAAAC